ATTTAATAAGTTCTACAAATTCTTTTAGTTCTATTACTGCGTAGGTCTTTGACCTGTTTCTTTTAAACACCACAACTGGTGTTCCTTTATGTGAGTATTCCTCTGCTTGTTCTAAGGCACTCCATATATTTAATTTTTCGTGATTCTTACACTCGAATGAGTATGGTATAAGTTTACGGGCTGCAGGTGATAACTGAATATCCTCTCCACTTTCACCCATCGTTGTGGATTTAATATCATCTGATTCTAAATCTGTAAATGTTTCGAGAAGAAGTTCTCTTACTGAATTTTGTAGACGTTTGCCTTTGTTCTTTGCCGAACGAGTTTTCATAGTGTATAACCTAAGTTAAAGTTAATATTAGTTATATTATTTAAAAGCTTTTAATTATTAGTTATTAATAAATATATTATAAATCTCTCAGAATGTAATTTTTATTTTTTAATTGGACGTAATAATTTCAGAGAAAAATAAGGTTGTGATTTTTCTTAGAACCTTTAATGTTAACATAACTATAGTTAATAATATATATCAGAACAAAAGCTCAAATTAGAATTTATCTTTCCATTTTCTATTATATTCTTGTTTAGCCCAATTCTCTGCTCTCTTTTCCCACTTGTTATCATCATATCTTCTAAAACCTTGTACATCAGCCATATCATCTGCTTGTTGATATTTCTTTAAGAACTTCTTCCTACCATATTTCTTAACCATATCAGCATGATGAATTTCGTGTAGAACACTTACAATAAATTCCTTGACATTTTTGTAAGATTTTCGTAAATTAATAATATCATTATCCCAATCATAATCACCATCATTATTACCCTTTACGTTAAACTTCACTTTACTTCGTAATCCATAATATTCAACCAATTGAGAAGCAATGAATTGAAAATCAACTCGCTCCATCAGTAGATGTATTGTTGCTAATTTAGGTATCATTTTAATCCTTTAAATAAAGCATCAGCAATTTTCTTTCCATACTTCTTATCAGATGGATAATGTGCTTTTCCAACTATTCTTGAGTGAGCAATCTCTTCCCCAAGTTCTTTATATAGTGTAGTATTACTTGGATTGTGTTTACTTAATATATCAGCAATTAAATATCCTTGTATTGCATGACCACTTGGATACGATGGTGTTTTCATACTATCAGTTTGTGTACCATTTAAATTAATACCATAGAACTCAGCAATCTGAAAGGGCCTTGGTCGATTATAATCATATTTCAAAGTCATAATCCACTTTACGGATTCGTGAATTACCTTATCAACATATTCACCAATTCCAAGTTCTTCTGCATAAGGTTTATATACATCCTTTACTTCTTCATACTTCAGTACCAATTCTTCATTTAGTTTTAATGAACCCAAATACTTAACTTCATCTAATGTAGTAGAACTATCATTTGCGGGTGGTTGATACCGCGGCATAATAATGTTCTCGTGAAAACTTGGTGTAGGTCTTGTAAACCTCTGTTTGTGTTTAGGCTTTATGGTTTCGGTATAAACCATAGATTGTAATTCAATCAATTCTTTTAATTTTATCATCTTCCCCACTTTGGTTTGTTATCAACTTGTTTAGCTTTCCATTTTTTATGTTGATTGGCGGTCCGACCTTCAATCTTCCATTTCTCATTTAATTTTTGTTTTCTTGCTTTTCTTGATTTTGCTGCTTTACTTGGCACTTGATTTTCCTTTAATAAAATTTAAATCATCGGTTATTCGATTTATTTGTTCTAACAATTGTTCATGTCTCCTATCTCTTATTTCATCGCTACGATTCCACCTATCAATAAGTTTAATATTAATTTCTTCAACTTCAATAAGCTTACCTATTAACTGAGTTTTTAAGAATCTTAACATACCAAAGAACATAATAATAATAACTCCAACAATTCCCCATTCTTGTATCATAAATTTTTCTAACATACTACTCTCCTTTATTAATCATCTGCATGTTCTAATAACTTATTATCATTCTCTTGGTTATTAAACCAGAAATCAACAACTTTACTAAAACTTGCTATAAACCCACCTAACAACACCAATAGAATTTCCTTCCACTCTGGCATTAGGTCTTTTCCCTGTCCGATATAGAATAACATCAACATCAGTACACTCATAAATATCACCATAATAATTAAAGATACGTACCACTTTCTAGCTTGACGATATTGTATAATCCCAACCAACTCTTTATTAATCCAATGTTTTTGGTCTTGGCGAGTGGTTACATCTTTTAACTTTGCTATTTTCTTATCAATCATTTCCAATCCCAAATTTTCAACGCATTATATGTCACACCAAATCCAATTACGGGTTCAGTTAATCCAGTATTTTTATCATATTGTACTCCCACAAATGGCCCTATACTAAACTGATTTCTTGGTGGTTTCAGTTTAATGGTTTTTGCTGTACCACCATTCATCACCACTCGATTCCCATCAGATTCCCAAACTCTATCTTCGTTATATGCTAAAAATTCATACTTCCCAACTTGGTCAATTATAGGTGCACCAAATGCTAAATTTCCATCAAACCCAACATTAGTTTCTGAATCTACTATTGCGTTATTCTGTAATTTATATCCCATTCCACCAAACACTTTCATATAAGCATCTTGTGAACCAAACTCAAATTGAAACGGAATAGTATTCATATATGCTAATCCCAATTCTATCCCAAGACTATCGAGGTCATCTTTCAGATTTTTAATTTTCTGATTATACTCGGTATTCCATTTTACTTGTTCGTAATATTTTACTTGTAAATTTTGAAGTTCATTGTGTTGGTCATTTGATAATACCCTCAAATACTCAACCTCTTGATTTAAAGTATCTATCTCAACTTTGTTGACAGTTATTAATCCTTCTTGTCTACCTGAATCTTTGGTTAAAAAATCCATTTCTTGTTGTGCGTAATAATATCTTATACCCACAACAGCAGATATTATCAAGATGTTTAGTACAACACCAAAAATGGCATCTTTCTTAATCATTAGTCAAGTGTAGAGAGTGCATCATCAATAGCTTTTCTTACTGCTCCACCCAACTCTGTTTTGTTGAATGGTACATCTTCAGAGATTTGTAATCCTGTCGCTGTAATTGTTGTTGCAATTTCACCCTCACCTTTAGATGATTTAATGATACCTGATTTGGAATTTTCCAACTTAACTAATAACCTAACTTCTGTTTTAGTACTTCTACGATTAAATAATCCTACAATACTAAATGCTTCATTTGGTTTTCCAAGATACACTACTTCTACCGATGCTACGAAATCTGAATTATTATCATCAGTTAAAATATACCTTGTATCTGAAAATGCTTCTTGTAATAGTTGTCGAATACCAAATGTTATTCTTTCATCTTCAACTGTCACCCTATCAGAAACATCTACAAACTCTGATATTCTCAAAGTTGGTCTAACTAAATCTTCACCCACAATTGCAGGTGTTGGTAAATCCTGTCCTTTTATGATTCCCATTATTATGAACCCTAAAAGAAATTTCATTACTATTCTCATTTTATTCTCCTTAAAAGTAAGTTCCAAATAATAAACTATACGTTTTACTTCTTTCGCCATAATCATTTACGACCGTATTTATACCCATTGAGAAGCCAAGATTCAATTTGAATGCTTGACCCACTTTCCAATCCATCGATATGGTTGGAAACATTATTATCGGACTTCTTAATAATAAATATCGTTCACCTGAATTATTACCCTCATAATATCGCATTATTGTGTATGCCATATAATTACTTATTAACAAATCCACATTACGAAATTTAAGTGGATAATTCATTCCATACACCACACTAATATTAGCAAAATTATATTCACTAACATTACCATACGTTCCAGTTATAACAATTGCTTCAGCCAATGGTTTTTGTAGGGATTTTGCGTAGGATATTGAAGCTAACCAATCCCACCCCTCAAAAGTTTCAAAGGCTAATCCAGTACCATTTATTTGTACATTTTGTTTCTTAGCCTTAAATTTAAATCCTTGTCCGTATGTTACCGAACCCTTCCTTAAATCATCTGTAAAATTAAAATTACCATCATGTGTTCTACTACCATCAAAACTCTCCGAAGTATAAACACTATTAAATGAAGTTATCCAGTCGCCAGTTAACGAATCTCTTGTAGTACTCTGAATTGCATAATTCATTTGACCAGCATCAACCGAGATATCATCGGTTTTACTAAATTGTGAAGCAGCACTACTTGCAATAACAGATGATAATATTTCTTCAGCAACTCGTACTGCACATGGAAATAAATCTTCAAAATCATTATAAACTGATTCTGCCCACGCTTCTAATTCCCCATTTAAAACTTGTTCAAATGTAAAATATCTGGTACGATTATAATAAGTAACTTGAAATCCACCACTATCATCTTCTTGTAGTGAATACGACTCCTTAATCGTTGTCTGATTGCAGGGGTCAATATAACTATAGAAGAACGACTGGGCAGATATTGTACTACAAAGTAATACTAAGTATATTAATTTCTGCCACATTCATTTCTTTTACCAACCCTTACGGTCTAATGCTCGGATTGCATTAACAACAGCAGTTTCCATTGCTTTGTTACCTGCAGAACTTAAAGAACTTTGATTAAACTCCATGTTAGGATTCATTAAAAATCCTTGGCCTGTAGTTTTAGCTCTACCTTGTCCACTACCAACAACATACTGGGTGTTTTCTAAATTAACTAATTTAACTTGAATACCTATAATGGTTTCATTACTTGTTATTATTTTCCCACCTTTTATATCCTCAGTAAGATTTACTGCGAAATCATAAATGGTAACATATCCCCAATATTTAGCTACATCAATTTTAGCGTTGTTTGCTTTTAAATCATTCAACATCATTAATTGATTATCTCTATCAGCCTCAATAAGATTGAATCTACCTGTATAAGATGCCACATTTTCCATTTCTTGGGTAAGACCAAATGCAACCCTTTTTTCTGCAAGTTCTGGATATCTTTCTTCAAGTTCCTTATTAATCTTTAACTCTACGATTTTTAATCCGTCTACTTTGGTAATTTCTAATTCATCTACCGATTTCTGCTTTTCATACTCACCAACATATTGTTCAGTCGATACGGATGCAGCACATCCTATCAACCCCATTAATAACAATACTGAGAATATCTTATTCATTGTTGTCTCCTATTTGACTTATTTTTACCATTATGGCCACCACCCCTTTTGCCTTTAGGTTTAGTGTATTCACCACTTTTTTTAACTTTACGTTTACCACCCCAAGTTCTCATTGGAACATCAGTTCCTCTTTGTGTTCGGTATCCGTATTTGTAATTTAACGCTGTAGATTGATGCCACAAATTTGGGTATCTATACCAACTATATCCTCTACCAAAATTAGAATCTTGATAAATTATTATATACTCGGCACTAACCTTTGTACTATCAGTTGGATAGACTGGTTTCATATCTACATTAGATATCCCCACCCCAATCACAATACCTAATAGTAATTCGAGTAATCCTATCATATAATCCTTTCCGACCTATCTAAAATCAGATAACGGGTCTTTTAATAATTTTTCCAATCGTTTAATCTCACCTTGTAATTTACTAATCTCATTTTCGAGTTTAATAATATCACCATCATAAGATTTAATCTTTGGGTTTTTTAGTTTATCAACTTTCTCACGAAGATATTGTAGTTCACTATCGTACCCTGCGAATATCTCATCATACTTATTGAATTTTTCTGTTACGATTTCGATATCACTTGCATCTGCAAACCCTGTAACTACTTCTTCCAACGAATCAATGCGGGCAGTAAAACTATACCAACCAGCAATAGCGGTAGAAAGAAAAGTAACAATAGCAACAATGTTATTAATCGATAATCCAAACTTTTTCCCTTTAATCTCTTCAACGAGATTCTCTGCATCAACTATGTCTTTAGCCATAACTAACTCCTTATTTTAACATTCGCAACACTTGCATTCACAAGTACTGCCACATTTACATTCTTTACATTCACACATTTTATATCTCCACGTTTATTGTTAATTGAAAAGTATTACTCAATGGGAATGTTTCATCACCTATGATGTAACCCACTCCTATGTTGTAACTTTGATATTTAAAATCTAAACCTACTGACGAATAATTTAACCCATACTCTACATCGTTATAGTATCCAATGTTAGTAGATAATAAATCTTTGTAATTATATTTTAAACCCTGACCATGAGTGTACCACCCGTTGTATAAGTTCCATTGATTATAGAATCGAAATTGTTTTACTGGTACTGAAAATCCTACACTAAAACTTGTAGGTACTTCTGTTTTGTAATTATTAAACTCTGGTGCGGCTCCGAAATCTTTAATCATAATATCTAAATCAACTCGTTCCCATAGATTGTTGAAATGTATTCCTGCATCTACGAGTAACCCAGTAGCGGATTCGGTATGTAATGTATGGTTAACAATTTTACCACCAAAACCTATAGCAATATTTTCCACTTTCTTTTTCTTGTGTTTTAACTTAGTACCCCAGCCTACATATGCAACAAGAGAGTTAGGTTCAAACCTTCCTGATATTGTCCCATACTCATCCGCGATGTTCTGTTCACCATAATCAAAATATAATAAACTGAAGGTTATGTTTTTATACCCAACACCAACATAATTATATCCCATATCATCCGTGATGTTAGTTAACCAATTTACTCGGGTAAAACTTAAATCCACCAAACTATCAGTATTAAAGTAATTACGAGCAGGATTATGAAATGTCAATGATTGATTTCCTAAACTTGCTTCTTCTGCAGTTGGTGATAATGTTAATATTCTATTAACCTGTCCGAATAATGAACTACATAATAGTAAACTTAGTAATATTTTTTTCATCATCTCTTCCTATTTCACGACCGTGAATTTGTTTGCTTTAATTCTCTTATCTGTCTCAAGAACAAATATATAAACACCTGGTTCTAACGATTGGTGTTGTTGATAAACACTTTCTTCAGGTAACCAAACACTTGGTTGGTTATTAAAATCAAATGTATGAATACCTTGTGAAACTGATTCATCTAATAATGTACCTACATATTGTCCCATTGAATTTAATATGTATATCTTTACATCGGTTAGTTCATCTACAAAGAACTGGAACTTAGTAGTTTCATCAAATGGATTTGGATAGTTATAAGTTAGTTCATCATCGTTTGGTTCACCACCACCGAATGCCCAATACTTATTCCATACCAATACTTTACCATCTTGTCTATCTACTAATAAGTCATTACCACTTGGGTCTCCCGCGGAATACTTTCCTACGAATTGCACATCTGCTTCAGTCCATTCCGAATCTGGAAAGTTTGCTTGAAAAATCATATTCAACGCAATCATTGGTTCATCTATCCAATACGTTTCAGGTGCGTTACCTGGTGAGTAATCCATACCACCAAAGGAAACTTTCTGATACCCAATATCATCTGCTTCATGTACGTTTACATAAGTAAACCATGGGCCTGGAAGAACATCCGTTTTCATATCTATAAATTTTAATTGATTAGTATTAAACTCTACTTCAAACTCAAATCCAGCAACTTGAATTGCTTTTAATTGTTCAGGTGTAATATATAATGGAACTTCTATTTGGTCACCACTTTGAACCCTGACAGTTGAATCTGCTGGCATTGTAAAAAACACATCGGGTGTAGATGATACAATTTTATTTGCCCAAGTACCTGGTGCAGTACCACTGCCCCATCTATAAAATGTATTTCCGTTTACATTAATGTATCCATCACCATCTGTTTCATCAACTTTAGTACCAGTTGCATTAATATCTCCTGTAAAGAAATATGCCCAATCAGGAAGTGTAACATCTGGATTAGCATCACTACCATATGTAGATATACCTGCACCTAAGTTTAAACTTAATGTATCTAATCCAGTCTGAATTGTATTCATAAGTGGGTTGATAACTTCTATCTGTCCAAATTGTAATGTTGCACTTTGGTCAAAATCTGCATCAGGAAAGACTGTAAATTCATACTTCTGTGCTCCTAAACTCTCATACCAAACATAAGGAAATGGTTGATTATTTTCTCTTAAAGTATCTATCGTACCCCAATTCTCGTAAGAGTTTCCATTTAAGTGAGTGTAGTTTTCAAGTATCTGTGATGTATATGCCCATAAAAAATATGAGTCATTTAATTGAAATACATCATCTCCATCAACATCTCCGATAAAGTATTCAACTGAATTTAAAGTATCAACTCCCACTACGGATTTAAATTTATTAGACTGAAAATTGAATGAGGCAATTGCATCATTAAGATTAGTAATTGCGTACCTATCAAGTTCGAGTTGAGTATGAGTTTCTATATTATCCTCAGCATCTGGTGGGAAAAATGAAACACGATAATAATTGTTTCGTGGTAATTGAATATTAAAATATCCTCTATCATCTGTATATGTCGAATCATAATAACTAATTCCTAAGAATCCCTCACCTGGTAAAGTTTGCATTGCAGTTGTAGATTTATCATCATACCAAAATGTAGAAGTATGGTCACCAATTACATCATCGGATAAATCCTCATCTGCAGTATTTACATCATTAGGTATGCCTTCTATATTATACCAAGTGGAATAACTTGACGGATTACTAGCATCCAATTCAAATTTAATTTTCCAATATGGATAAGTTTTATCATCATCAGTACCATTACGTTGAGCGTATCTAAAGAATCCCTCAACATCTAAAAGTTTTGGATGAAGTGAAATATCTCCACGAGCTCCACCATCATAAGTTTCTTCTGTTCCCCAGTTACCATCGATGTAAACCTTGTAATCTAATAGATAGTCGTCTGAAGCGTAAGTGTAGTACCCCATTCCACCACTATAAAGTGTTGGTATTCTAAATGATTGTGGTTGAAAATTATCCACCACATCATCTATTTTAAAATTTAATTTTATTAATTGTTTCTGTACACCATTACCACCACCAAACTTAAAAGTGTTTCCGTTGTGTGATACCATAGTAATTCTTAACCAATCATATCGTGCATTTGCTTCTGATATTTCACTATTTGCAGTTTGAATTGAATCTATATACCCAACATCAGAATAATGAACTACTTCATATGAGTAATCCGCACCCGCTGTAGAATCTCCCTCGGTTGCAGCTGATAAGTGAGAACCTTTTATTACTTCAGTATCATTGTGGTCCCAATCGATTAAATCATTATCAAAGATTATATCTAATCTGAATGCAGTAATATCTGCACCATTATCATCAAGTGTAACTTCCATAGTCAGTACACTATCTCTAAATGCATCAAAGTTATTGTTATATAAAGCGGGATTATTTGTATCATCCGCAAGATATGTCTGTAGTTGGAAAGTATCTGAGTCTCTCCACCAAGTTTTTGGTAAATTATATTCACCTGTTTGCTTGATTCGAATTATTGGCTCTTGTGCCCACGAAAGGGAAAGTACCAATAATAGAACCATAGACTTTAAATATTTATTAAACATTCAAAACTCCAGTAATGTGTTATTCTATCTGTATTAACCTTCCGGTCGCGGGTATGCTAACGGATATATGTGGGAATGTCTGTTCCTATAATAAATATAATATATTTATAAATTAAACATCAAATCTAACAACTATTGAAGTTTGTGTCTCTTTAGATAACCTTACTGGTTTGGCTAATTTACCAACTACCAATAATTCATTATTATCATTATACAAACCGACTGTTGTTAAATAAGGTTCGAAATCTGAATGTGTTACAAATCCCTCGTATTTTACTGCTGCATTATATTCATCTTTATAACTCCCAGTCCCATGTCCTGTAGGGTCTGAGTTAGGTGGAAAGAATTGTGAAATATTTTTACTACCCTTTCCTATAGATATACTACCACTCCGTTCAAATGTTGTACTTATGTTTGTTGTGGCATTATATTCGTTTGGTTCTAACGTAACAATATATTCATATTCGTATATTGTTTGTGTAGATTTATATTTTAAATCGTGTCCAGTATCAGTTCCAGCATTCCATAATGAACCTGTATCTGTGATTACTATCACACCATGCTCGTAAAAAGCGTTTCCTACTTGAGAACCACTTCCGTTTGCATCCGCTTTATCATAATCCCATGATGATGATTTGTACGCTGCAAAACTTGATGAGTAATTGTAATCATAAATATTACCATCACCATCATCTCTTAAATCATAGGTAACTCCACCAGTAGTTACATCCATTTGGATACTACCCGGCTTTACTTTTTCACCAAATAAGTTTCGTGGGATAGTAAATACTCGTGCACTACCACCTAATACTTTTTTAGTTTTTTTGTAATTGTTACTTCCGAATGTCCTTAAAGGTTCATCATTTTCATAATATAAGTTTTTAATCATAAAGTAATTTGGAATATCATAATATGTTCCAAATTCAAAACCACCACTTGCGTGGACATATCTACCGAAACTTTGTGAAGCGGCAGACCCAGTCATAAAATTATGAATAGAACCACTAACTGCTTTTAAAGTTAAATGTCCACTCCCACTACTAATATTAGTGAGAGTGAAGTTTTTAAAAACTTTAAAAGGTTTGATTGACTTATCGGACGGGTCAATGTTTTTTAACATTATCCTTCCCCTTTAGAAGTCAAGTTTTACTTTTATAATAGCTTCTCTTGAATATGATTTTAATATTGGTTTACTTAATTTTGCAACTGCCAACAACTCATTATCTTCATTATAAAGTCCAACTTGTGTAATGTACACTTTAGGGTCTTTAAAGAATGTTGAGTTTGTCATAGCTCCATCTGAACCTGTAAAGAAAGTTGGGTTAGAACTAAAGTTATACTTTTTATTATTAACCCTACAAAAGAAGTTAGTAGAACTAATTTCTTCTTCTCTACGAACTTGGAACTTCGTCCCAGTTACAATTTTATTAAAGAACTTTTTAGGATTATCATCAAATGAATCGGTACTTCTTGCAGTACCCATTCCAGCGACGTCATCCATATGTGTTGCGTTTAATAATATAATCCCCAAATCAGGATAAAATGCTCCAATTGCTCCACCAGTTTGTGAAGCTGCTGCAGTTTTAATAACACCAGTTCCAGTCTCTAATGAACCCGAAACAATATTATACACTCTACCACCCTCATTGACTGTAGGATTATTTGTAGCACCACTATCATCAATCAAGTGTGTCGTACCAACTTTAATTTCCCAATTACCAGGGTCAATCTTTTCTCTCATTCGTGCTCTGTTAAAACTAACAAAGTAGAAATCTTCAGATGCCGATGGCGAACTTGAAAAACTAAACTTTTCTGTTAGTGGTGGTAACAATACATTAGAAAATTGTCTATACATTGTTGCAGAATCTCTACCACCTGTTGTTAACTTTGTGGTGTTTCCTGCTGAACCACTTCCTTGAAAGTGAGCATATCCCAACGAAAATTGAATCTCTGCGGTTGAAGCATTAGTAGCGGGGTCTTGGTGATATATCGATAAGTGAGAACCTGTTACTTGTCCTTGTGAAGAAGCAGTATAAAATGCGGTCATTGTTCCACTTCCACCACTAAAAATACCACTCGATATTTTAACTCGTTGGTTTTCCACTACATCATTTGAAAAATCGAATCTTGTAAATACTGACATCATCTACTCCTTATAGTGTACTCTGGTCGGCTTTTATCGTAACTGCCACATTGTATGTAGCACCTGTTGATAATCCCACGACCGTTATATTGGTTGAAGTATCTGTTGTTACTGAACGAGAAACAAGATTTACTGAATGTCCAGATAAAGTGATTGAACGCTTTCTCTCTTCTTCATTTAGGAATACTGGTGTTGTTGCACCCGTGTTCATTTGTAAATCTGCTATATCTTCTTTTTGTATGAAATCAAATTCATTCATAAGTGCTGCTGCTCCAAATTTTTGAGCTGCTCCAAGCTTAAGTTTTTTACTCTTTCGTCTCTTTTTATTCTTCCTAATGATTACTGGTGTTAAGTTAGCGATAGTAGCATCGTGTAATACGAAACTATAACCACCTTCAGCATCACTACCATTTCTTGTATTTGGTGTAATGGTCTGGGTAATACCAGGTCCATTAAAAACCAATGATGGTGATGGAACTTCCAAGATAGGAAGTTTCGCAGTATTCTTTGGAAGAGATACTAATTTATATCTTAATATTTGATTCTCATCTACAAATGCTTCTAATAACGGCATGTTTTCAATCACTGCGCCATAATAATTAGAACCATTAGGATGTGCTGTATCCCACAAACGATAATCGATTTCATCGTCTGCTAAAGCAAATTTCGTTATTTTGAACTCGTCTTGACCTCTTGCGAGTAATTCTCGACCTTTCTTCGTAAGAACGGCATCGACGGTTACGCTTGTGTTATTTAAAAATCCCATTTTTTTTACTCCTGTTGAATTGAACTAAGATGGATAGCGTTCATATATAAATATAAGAATGCAAAGTTTTACTCTACTTTTAATTTAGAATCACCAGGTTCTTGTGTTACCAACCTTGAAGGTGTAGTAATCGTTATTTCAACTGGGTCTAATCCATCTATCGTGTTGTTTTTTGTTAAATTGCTACCTTTATAGAATAACCTAAATAGTGATGAATCAAGTGCTACACTCGTGTATGAACTTCTTTCGTATGATGCACTAAATTGGTAATTCCCATTGTACTCTGTATGATATCCATATCCCTTTGCTATTGAATCCGATAATGAACTCGTATAGTAAGGAACTTTAATATCATTATGTTCTGATAATCTTGAAGCAGTGATAAAAGGTTGCACCGCTTCTTCAAATGTTATATCTATATCACCGAATGTAATACTTGCTGTTGCATAAAGTGATTGGAATGGTGTTCTTGGGTCTATCTCTGCTATCTTATTTAATGTTGGATTCCCAAGTATTCCAATTGAACCACTATCCATTGTATATAAATTAATTTCACCCTCATATAAAGGTAATGTACCCGAAAGTGTAAATGGATTAGGTGCTGCAGAACTACTTAACCTACTTGATAATTGTATTCCATCTCCAAATTGATTAGCATTTTCATAATATGTATTTTCGAAACTTGGTACTTTACCCACTACCTGTTTACTTCTCTCTAAAATATTTGGTTCTATTAATAAACCAAGTGTTGCATTTGTTCTTGCTGGGACCATATTCCTTAATTGACTCCAAATACTTCCATCAAAGAAAGTTATGATTCTCATATAATCCCAAAAGTTATTTGAACGACTATACTTTTTCCAATACTCTCGCTGTACTCTCTCTAATCCTCGATAGGTATCAGCATATTGGTCTCTTGGGTCACCAATTTCATTATCAAGGTTTATATCTGCTAAGGAATACATTATATCTTCATTCACTACATCAGTAGGTGAAAAGAATATACCAAGTTTATTACTATCTGTTGGTGCAAAATCCATTGATGACTGTTCAACTCTAATGTTTGATGATAAGTTACCACTTAGTTTAGTTGCCTCACTTCTAATCTTTGTTGCGTTTCTTCTTTGAGGTCCAATGTTTGGAACTCTTAATTTTTCTTGGTCTACTAAACTTCTAAATGGATTACCACTAAAGTTAACTGCACTTGCACTTGTATGATAAGATGTTTTATATGATTTATCATCTACCGATTCTGGTAAAGTATTTAAATCAGTATTATCATTTATTGGTAATCTAAATATCATATTATCATAAGCAGAACTTGTAGTATTACCATTATAACTTTTTGGTGCTTGGACATGATTATCAAATACACTTTGTGATAATGGTTCACTCCACAATCTAAACTCCATCATTGAACCACTAAACCTTGTACCAAATTCTCCGTTACCACCTATATAAAATGTACCATCAGTATGGAACGCATTATTAAATGCTGCTCCAGCAGAAGCATTTCCATCTATACTTACACTCTCACTTGTTTGATATAAAATAACTTGCCTTGTAGCATCATATTGTTTTGATGTTAACTGATATGTTATATCTTGTGCGTTTGCATCTGTTACTAAATCTAATCCACTCTGTGATACTCGTGTTAACATCACACTCCACATATCATTATTATAAAATGGTTGTAGTGATGATGTCATAAATTGAATACCTGTTGATGCAGATACACTAAATCTTAACTTACCATAAGAATCGGTTGCTCCGTTATCTTGTAATTGAATTGCAAAACTATGATTACCAACACCTTTCTGAACAATTGTCATATCCTTTGAAGTGGGTGCTCTAAATCTAAATTCTATAGTTTCTGGTTTAATTCCACTCGTACCATCATCTTGCCAAGGGAATTTTAAATACTCACTCGATTTAAAATCCGCAGCATAACTAAATTTTCGTTTTATTTCATAACTAACACTATCATTTAAATCTGGTCCACCATACTCTCGGATTCTTAGTATTGAACTTGGAATACCATAACAATTTATCAACCCTTTCATCGCTCGTTGGTTACCCTTGTTCTTCATAAAAAACGGCATATTAGCTAAAATTCGTTTCCATATCTCTTCGGTTAATTCTTCTTGTGGTGATTCATATTTATCTGCACCATCTGCGGTTTTACCTAACAAGTATTCGGGTAAGATAACTAAATCATTTCCGCTATCAACTTCAAATCCCATACTCTTCGCTACTTCGCGAACTATATCTTTTGAAATGCCCTCTGATAATTTATTACTCTTTTCATTTATATCCGTGAAGTGTCTAATATAAGACCATATCTCATCAAATTGTTGTCCAGTCATATCCATAAAATCTAAGAATACTTTATTCTCTGTATCACTCGCCACATGAAGTGGTAAATTATTTACTAAACTATTTTGGTTATAAGTATCAAATTCTTTTGCATATCCAGTCCAAGTATCAAACCAAGTAGTGAATGTTGAACCACTTGTATGTTCTAACGTAAAGTCTGTACCATCTGCTCTTGAACCACTTGTCTTAGGCCATGAGGCAGTATAATATTCACCAACTGAACTTGTAGCGTAACTTGATGAGACAGTATATAGATAATTTTCATATGGGTCGAAACTATTTACCACTTGACGTTTCTTCATATTTATACTAGCTCGTGTATCTGCTGACGAAGATATGTTTATTAAATTATGTGAATCTGTTTTATATCCCTCTATTAATGTTATTTTCTTTTTAAAATTTCGTAGTCTATTTTCTGCTCCACCAAAGTTAATAAAGTTTCCAAACCCATAATCCGTTCGGTCTAAACCAATTGCATCAGTTCGTTTAGAATAATCAATTGATAATTGCACATCTAATAAACTACTTGAATGAATATAATTTGTAATATCTTCCTGAACTTGTGTATCAGTTCCAATTAAATCATCATACTTTTTATAATTAGTACTTCTAAAATTGATTGGATTTGTTGTTGAGTTTAAATTTGGAACTCTTAAAAATAATACTTCAGGAGTTTCTTCTACAAACTTTGTTAATTTTACCATATCTTCATATGGCTCCATTTTTTCTTCTACGAAATAAACTAAATCATTTTTCTCAATCGTTTCTGGTAATGGTGAATATGTTTTAATATATCGTGCAGTTCTATCTGCCACATCACGTATCGGTAATTTCTTATCACTATCAGGAACTGATGATTTGGGTGCATCAAGTACATTTATACATAAGTGATACCCCTCTTTAGTAACCATGTAAGTATTTAATCTGGTTACTTTATTTTTTCTAAAAGTTAAAAACATATCGGTGAATACATCATTAAATCTATCTTCACCACTATGGTCTGCTTTATTTGCTCCTTCTTCATATGAAGTATCAACTCTTATTCTATTATAATCCATTATCTCAACAACCTTAGCTGTAAAATCAATGGGTACTTGAGTGAACACATCAATTGGAACTAATTCGTTTTCAAATGTTACGACAGTTTTAAATTTTAGAATAGACTCTTCATCAGTAGCAAAATCTTCAATTATTTCTTTTGTAATTGGTCTTGGTCTTTCATCAACAATATATTCGTTATCTGGTTCAAGTGGTGATGTCGGAAGTCTATCTGCCGGAACATTTTCATCTTCTGGTATGTTATTAATTACTTCTGCAAGTACTTCTTCAGCAGAATTATCAGTATTGACTGTGGTACTTGAACCGCCTCCACCACTATCTTCAAAATCTTCAGATAATCTTAACATATTAATTCTTTTATCTCTATTCTCTAAGAAATGAGTAATACTATTCCACTTACCAAGTGTTGCAGATGTTACATTATTAGCAATAATAGTATGATGTTTATCCAGTATTAGATTCCAAACATCTAATGCTCCAGCTTTAAACTCAGTACCAACTTCATTTGCTAAGTACCATTTACCTTGATGTTTAATTGGGTGATGGTCTGTAGTGGTAAGATTTTTGTAACGAACTAATTTATCTCCATAAGGTCGATTATCCTTAACTACCTTTAATACTTTTGCGTAACCTTGTTCGGTTTTAACTTTCATACCAGGTCTCATCATCTTGATTGGAATGGTACGATTATTACTTAATTTAATTTTTGTATCCCCAGTAAAACAAACACTTCCATACTCATCATTATCTCTATAATCTTCGTAATCTTGGTCAGGACCGGGTGTTGCTTCTAATATTTCTCGTACTGCAACAGGTTCTTTATCGATAGTAGTTTTTACAATATCATTGAATAATACTTTTTTATCCTTAGGTCTTGGAGAATTTCTATTTCCCTTATCAACTAAAACTTGAGTTTCTTTCTTAACCTTAATCTCTACCATTTTAGTTTCGGTTAATGTGTATTCATACATACCCTTAATAATAATATCACCACCCACCATAGCATCTGTGAACCCTCTTTCGGATTGTCCAGGAGTAAGTATTAAAACATTACCATCAGTTTTGTCAAATCTGATTGTCCCAGCACCAGAACCACCTTTTCTATTCGGAACATAAACAAAATCTTTATTTATACCAGCAAAATTCTTACGATATGGTATATTATTAATTAATTGAATATCTACCTTTACTTCATTTTTTGATGGTGAAACTTCTTTCACCACATATTTCATTTCTTTTGCATATAACTCTTCTAAAGTTTGATTTGTTGGTGTTTCCCCACCTTTGAAAAATCTTGTTTTGCCATTGATAACCTTAGTGGATATTTTTCCCATATTGATGTATCCCTCATCGTTCACCATAATGGTTTTCTTTTGTCCAGCTAATCTTCTAAGGAAAAGATACTTTACTTTGAACTCACCTGAATCATATCCTAAATCTCTGATGTGGCCACCAATATCTAAATCAATTGTATTATCATTACGGAATAATACATCACCCGTACTAAGAATATCATCTTCCAATAATGTATCTTCCATATCATAGACATAGAAATGTATAAAATCATTAGGGTCTCTACCAAAACCACTAAACAATCTTTTTGGATATTCTAATTGTTCTCTATCTTTTTCAGTTAAGCCAAATTGTAACATTCATTAATCCCCAGTCGTTTTTGCTAATATATCTGCAACTGCATCTGCAGATTTTTTACCTTGTTTCTCACTATCAAGTAATCCACTAGCATTTTTAGCTCGTTCACTAATTTCTTCTTTGTTCGCTTGAATATTTGCAAGTTCTTCTTCCACATTTGGATATGGCTCTGGAAGTTCATTCGTAACTGCAATTGAATTTTGTAATTGTTTCATAGTTACATCTAATGTTTGATTGAGTATATCTTGCTCTTCTATTTTACTTCTTAAATCTGTTTTCATCAAGTTGAGTTCTGCTTCAGTCATAATTGGTTCTTCGATTTCCCTCGGCATAATTTCTAAAAATTGTAAATCATCCCCGAAGTGTCTAATCGTATCTC